AATAAACCACCTCATTATAATCAAGGTGGAATAGAGTGCATTGACGGAATAGAAGCAAGCATGGAAAAAGAAGCTTTTGCTGGCTACTGTAAAGGCAATGTTATGAAATATTTGTGGCGTTACGAGTATAAGAACAAAGTTGAGGATTTAAAAAAGGCTCAATGGTATTTAGACAGACTCGTTAAGTCGCAGGAGGAGTAAATGAAAGAGGTAGGAATTTTTACCCAGCATTCAAAAACCCTAGGACGATGTACCAGTGTGGCCGATTGCCCATGCGTTGGCATATGTTCTTGTACTCAATGGGGTGATGATCGATGCAGAGGTTGTGGAAGGACTGCAACTGAAGTTCGAGATTGGAATACTTTCTCTAAAATGGAAAGAAAAATCATAAATCTACGAAATGCATCAGAAAACTATGGTATTAGACAGCTACAAAGGGGACCCCGCGTAGCAAAGCCTAAGAAGGCCGTCAGTTAATTATTGGCCTAACGTAAGCAATTGCATTGGCCTAGTGGCGATATGTGCGCCTGTGGCATCCTGAGCCCACGTTTTTCTAAAAAGCCCTTAAAATTTACCCAGATAGAGGGTTTTTGTTATTCTCTGCTATTTTTTGTTCTAAAGAAGAAATTTCAGCTTTAATTGTAGCTATATCTGTTTTAATTTCTGTAACGTCTGGAACTTTTATACCATTAATTTCTTTTTCTAAAAATTTTACAGAAGTTTCTATAGATGCAAATCGTTCTTCAATAGCTTTTTGTGCTTGTTTTGTATCGCCTATACCACCAATCTTAGCTTCTAGGTTTGTTATGCGGTTTACATAGGTAGCTCCTGTGTAACCAAACCCTGCAAGAGTAGAAACAATTCCTACTAAAGCAATTACTTGTGTTGTTTTACTTTGTAACCAATCCATATAAGTCTCCTAAAATGTTGGCTGCATTTCTTTTAGTTTAGTAAGAGTTCTAATATTAGTACCCGCTAATTGATAAAACGCAGCTGTGTTATCTTGAATAGTATTAGTAGTATAAATGCTTTTGGGTTCATACCAAACTTCTTTCTTTGGCAAACTAACTAACTGATAATTATTAAATCCAGGAACAAAACCCATCACAGCTATAATAGCGTTTTCAGATCCATACTCCCCTGTCTCTTCTTGTTGTGTTTGCACATCCTCTTGCGCATTTTGTAAGTTTTCTGCAATTATATTTTCTACTGTTGTGTCTGTATCAGAATCAGTATTAACAGAATTAACTGATATGTTTAAACTGTCTTGACTGGATACCGTTGCTACCGTTGCAACAACAACTTCAGTAGTAGTTGTCTCTGTTTCAACTGTGCTTGTACTTATAGAAGTATCAGATACGGAGGTGCTACTCATATCAAGAACTTGATTAGTTTGAGCTGTAGAGGATGCAAACTGATCTGACATACTAGGAGAACTGCTAGTACTAATACCAGAGTTAGAAGATGCACTTACTGCGTTACCAGCTGCAGCGCTATTACCCGTAGCATGAACAGATGTGCCTGCAGTTGTACCACTAACACTAGCTTGCGCTGTAACTAAAGTAGATGAAACAACACTTAAAGCCATTTCTTTACTTATAGAACTTTTTCCCTCAGACGCTATAAGTTCTTCTTCTATAACTTCTTCTATAACTTCTTTTTCTTCTTCAACAAATTCTTCAATAGGTTCTTCCGCCGGCTCTTCTGCATGCGCAAGTTCTTCTTCCATTGCTGTCTCTTCCTCAAACCACTCCTCCAATTCTTCAATGGTTTCTAATTCAATAAATGTTTCGGGCTCTCTAAAATCTTCTACAAGAAAAGTTTCTTGAAAAATAAACTCTTCAAGCATTATATCTTCTATGGGTAAAAAAGCTTCTTCTTCATGCATAGGTAAATCGTGCATAATTTCAAAAGTTTCTACAAATTCATCTCGCGGTATAAATTGTTCAAAAAATATTTCTTCCTCAAATATAAATTCTGGTTCTTCAAATACATAGTATTCTTCTTCAAATGTAAGTAATTCTTCAAAAGTGTCATACTGAGTGTCATACTCAAACATTTCTTCTTCATACCCATAATCAAAATATTCTTCTTCTTGAAAGTAAGCGATAGAGTCTTCTTGCCTGTAGCCTTGACAAAAGGGCCCATATTGAGGATCAAGATCACATTGCCAATCATCATAAGCATCCCAATAATAAGGGCACGACTCTGAATACAGTTGATCTATATTACATTGTTGAGTTTGATAAGCATCAGCATAACCTGCACAACTTGTATTATTTAAAGGGTTGCTACAATCTATGTTATTACCACTACCAAAACCATATAAAGAACCACCATTTTCTAAATTTGTATTTTTATCTGAGCTATTCCAATCAGTATTTACACAAGTGCTAGAGTTGGTTGAGCCTGTATTACATTCATCATGGTAATAATAGGTATATGAGTTATCTTTGTTAGCCCCTACCTCACCTATAAGAACATCGTGATTAATTATATCTAATTCACGATAACGTAAATCAAAAGAATTATTGTTCCAAAGTATTATTTCAAAGCTATTAGCTGATGCCCGGTTGTACTCTCTAAGGTTATACCAACCAAAGATCATTTTGTCAGAGTCTCCGTATGATTTCATACGCGAGCCCGAGTCTCTAATTAAATCAGTCCAGAAGGCGTATATGGTATAAGTATGCTGTCCATTAATAGGGTCAGGAGTATAGTCATTACAATAGCTACCACTAGAGCCAAAATGGAGACATCCGTTGGTTGCCATTCTCGCTTGGCTAAATGTAGACCCATAAAAAGTAAAATCAAAAGAAAGATCAATTGCGGGAGAAATTCCATCATCAGATACTGAGTAAGCTAACTCACCCTCAAAGTTGTTGGCATTAGCATTAAGGTCGTAAAGGTCTTGGTTATTTTCATAAACATATTGAGCTGATAAATTACTTGTAAGTAATAAACACCCTATTACTTTAAGCCAGCGATACATTCTTTCTTAAGTTGAGAATTTGAATGCCAGACTTTTTTACAATGTTTAACCTTTTCTTTATACCACACTTTGTAGTCAGGTCGGTCTTGTTTGTTTTCACTCCAAGCAACTGTTGCTTCTTTGCCTATTTTACCTTGATAAGGACACGGTGTGCCGGCCATTTCCATTGCAACAAATACTCTAGAGTCTGCACACAACAATGAGATAGAAGCTACTTTCATACCCATATCGTAAAGGTATTTAGATAGTTTTAATCTTTCACAGTTTTGATCTCTTACAGTTTTACCACCAGAGAAACCAAACACTTGGCCTTGGAACGCGCCCGATCTTCCTACAGTACATAAGTCCTGTGAATAAGACATTATAGATGGGGCAATAGCACTAGCTGGTGGTGCTTCAGACTTTACGTTTTGGTTGATTGTTTGAGTTGAATTCGACTCGTTAATATTTCTGTTCGTGTTGTCAGATTTTGAGTTATTCTCATTAACATTCCTATTGTCCGTTGTAACATTTGAATCCGAAGTCGATTGATTGATATTCGTATTGTTAGAAGTGTTAGTGTTGGTGTTGTTAGAAGTGCTCGTATTGTTGACATTTTGATTTACCGTAGAATTAACAGTTGAGTTAGAAGTTGAAGTCGAAGTATTAACATTGTTGTTTGTATTGGTGTTATTAGAAGTTGACGTGCTGTTGTTGGTATTATTATTAGTATTATTATTAGTATTTGTTGCTGTGTTTATATTTGTATTTTGATTAGTACTAACATTAGTATTGGTATTTGTGTTTACGTTGGTATTACTATTGGTATTGTTGTTGGTGTTAGTATTAGTATTGGTGTTATTTGTGGTGGTATTGTTAGTAGTATCCAAACTATTTTGCTCGCAATACTGAGAGCCAGCAGTACAGTTACCTGTCTGATCCCCATACGAATTAAAAGAGAATACCAATCCTAAAGCTAGAAGTGCACGTTTGTTCATAATTTTTTATTAACATTTCCAACGTTTTCTAGCCTGCCTTAGCCTTGAGTTTGGGTTTTTTGCAGCTTTAGGGAATTTTTTCATCTGCCCTGCAGATCTAGCGCAATAAGACTTACGTCTTTTAGCAGCTTTACTTCCCTTTTTAACTTTTCCTGTTACTGCGGTTTTAAGTTTAGATCCAGGATTTGCTCTGCGATGAGCAGCAACGCCCTTCGCAGTCATACCTGCACCCGCTTTTGTTTTACGGTAGTTGGCGCCCTTACCTTTTGTTGTTTTTCGTATTGGGTTTTCTTTTTTGCGGGGCACGTTTCTTCCTTACTGGTTGTTTTA